TTAGCCGATGAAATTGGGGATACCGTTGAGAATATCGACGCCCTTCAGTTTGCTCTGCAGCGTTCAGGCGGTTCCGCCGACGGTATGGTTACATCTCTAAGGACATTGGCCATACGTGCCGCTGAGGCCGCTCGTGGGGTGGGTAGCGGTGTTGAGGCCTTTGGCCTATTGGGTATTTCTACCACCGACAGCAATGGTAATCTTAAGAAAACTAGCGACCTAATGCTAGAGGTATCTCAACGGTTCCAAGGCATAAGCCGGGCCGAACAGATAGAACTCGCTGACAAGCTNGGTATCCGTGATTCCATCCGCCTATTGCAACAGGGGCCAAGTGCAATTCGTGAATTGACCNACGAAGCGATGGCACTNGGTGTTACCACTGAAGAAGATGCCAAAATGGCAGCCCAATTCCAAGATTCCCTTACTGATNTATGGAGGATAGTAAAACAAATTTCAAGAACATTGACTAAAGAGTTTGCCCCGGTCATGCAAGAAATAGCCTCTGGGTTTACGGAATGGTGGAAGGCCAATCGGGCATTAATTGAGCAGAATATACCCGTGTGGATAGACCGGGCAACACTAGCATTAAAACTCCTTGCCCTTGCGACCGGATTATGGTTGTCCATGCGTTTGGTGAGTCATGTTGCGGCCCTAATTACCATGTTCAAGGGGCTGTCTATTTCCGCCCTTGCTGCCAATGCTGCCGCCCTATTGCTACCCGCATTGATCGCCGCTGGTATTGCTGCCATCGCATTATTGGCCGAGGATGCCAAGGTGTTCTTTGAAGGCGGTGAAAGTTTCATCGGTGATATGATTGAGAAGTTCCCACAATGGGCTGATGAAATACGGGTGGTCGCTGCTATTTTTGCAACCGTGGCTGATCTAACTGCAATGATCTTTGATGGCTGGTCTGAGATTATAGATATGTTTAGCAACTTATCCCTGGATGGATTTAAAGACTTCCTCGGTAATATACCGGGTTTCCTCGGTGACGTCAGCGGTCTTTCTACCGTTGGTGGGGGTGGGCTAATACCTGAGGTCGGCCAAAGTATTTCCAATAGTGCATCAACCGTCGTCGATAAGATTGAAATTGTAATTCAAGGGGGTGCCGATACCGCTGAAAATATAGCGGGGGCAGTACATAATATATTCCAACAAACTACCCAAGACTTGAATAGTACGGTGGATCAATAATGGCTTTTGAACAATTATTTATACGAACCAAAAAATCAATCGGTGGTATAGAACTTGATGCGGTGTTATCGGAAACCCATAATAATAATATCCGCATAACTAAAAACCCGATTGAATTGGGTGCCGATATAACAGACCATGCGATTATAGAACCGAAGAAGATAAACATCGTGGCTCAGGTTAGCGATACGCCATTGGGTGCCGCCGCATTTGGTACTATAGTAGATTCAGTGACCGGGTTATTTGGTAGCTCCACAAGCGGCGATTTAACCCGTAGTAATGCAGCATATCAGGCAATGGTACAGCTGATGGAATTACGAGAACCAATTGATGTTCAGACTAATTTAATTCTTTATACCAATATGATGATCACGAGTTTATCTACTCGGCAGGATAAGAACTCAGCCCGTGCTGTTATGATGGTTTTAAACTTAGAAGAGGTAATTATAACCGAGTCTAAAATAATAAAACTAGAATCGAGCACATTACAAGAAGGGGCGACCCGTGAACAGGGTTCGTCTGCAGAGCAACGGGGGCGAGTGGAACCCACAATTCCAGAAGAGACAGTCAGTAGATCAGCATTAAAATCTATAATCGGGTGGCTAAACTAATGATTGAAATACCATTAACTTCTGAGCCGGAACAGTTATTTTCTGTCATCATAGGGGGTGAAACTTATAATTGCCGTGTAATGATCAATTCCAGAACTAAGATTTGGTCGATTTCCTTTTCCAAGGAAGGTGTTCCGATAGTAACTGGTATTAGTTTGCTATCGGGGGTTGATCTAATAAAACGATTTAACATACCCATCAAAAATATGTATATCGTTAATTTGGATAATCCTTCCTTAGATCCGTCCAATAGTGATTTAGGCACGGTTTCAAAACTCTTTATTTTGACAGATGAAGAGGTTACAAATGGCTAGGCAATATGATAGAAGTTATGATTTAACTGTAATTAAATCGGACGGTAATAGTAGGATAATAAAAGACCTTCGTGTTAATTTTGAGATAACGAAAAGTGTATTAAGTTTTCCAAATTTGTGCAAGTTGGTTATCTACAATCCCAATGCCGATACGCTTTCCCATTTGCAAACTAAATTCACAAAAATAGTTTTGAATGCCGGTTATGTGGGTAATGTTAGATTGCTATTTACAGGTGAGGTTCGTAATGTTTTTCAGACCAAAGCAGGTACAGATCGGCTGATTACCGTATACGCCGGGGACGGGGAACGCGATTGGCAAAATGCCACGTTCAATAAAACATTTACAGAGAATATTACCATTAGCAAAGCCATTGAAGAAGTTTTGGCTTCGTTCAAAGACGTTACTATAGGGGTGATAAATGGTTTACCAAACATCGCCGATAAATTGCGCGGACAAACCTTATCCGGATCATCAAAAGATATATTAAATGGTTTTGCGGACGAGTATGGCTTTGATTGGAATATACAAGATGGGGAAGTTATAATTACACCGACCGAAAGCCCATTGGAAGGCGATGAGGCTATTCTAATAAATGCTGCGACAGGTATGTTAGGTTCCCCGGTAATAACTGAGATTGGGGTTGATGTGAGCACATTGCTTAACCCGAGATTATTGCCGAATAAAGCATTCAAACTGGAATCTTTAAACGCAGACATTCAGATGGGTAATTTATTTTTCCGCAATATAAAACGCACAAACGGGGAAGGGATTTATAAGATACAGGAAGTGAATTTTAAAGGGGATTCCCACGAAGGGGATTGGTCTTCTATGGTCAAGGGTAGAATTATAAATGGTTAACTCCAATCCAAGCCTTGCAACATTAGGCAGTACCATAAAACACGCAATCGATTCTTATATCAAAGGTATTCATACCTCTATGCCCGGTATAGTTGAGTCCTTTAACCCGACCACCCAACTGGCCACGGTCCAACCTGCTATCAAGCGGGTTTTTATAACGCGCGAAGAAAATAAGGAAATACTCACCCCCGTCGAACTCCCTATATTAATAAACGTGCCGGTTATATTTCCACGGGGCGGTGGGTTTTCATTAACCTTCCCTGTTGAAAAAGGCGATGAGTGCCTATTGGTATTCACAGAACGCTCGATAGATAGTTGGCATGAGTTTGGGGAAGTTAGAGAACCATCTGCTAGAAGGTTCCATTCGCTTAGTGACGCGACGGCCTTTGTGGGCTTATCATCCTTACCAAATAAGATACCAGATTATGATCCCATCAATTTACAGTTAAAGAAAGATGACGGTACGGTATCCATCACCCTGCTCGGTGATGGTACTATTAATGTTACGGCAAACACCAAGGTTACGGTTGACGCACCAGATTCAGAATTTACAGGTAATGTGAAGGTTATAGGTAACCTAGAAGTAATCGGTTCTAGCGTATTGTCATCCGCAGTTACTTCAGGTGGAAAAGATATAAGTGATACCCATGCTCACCCTCAAGCGGCGGATTCGGCTGGTAATAGCCAACAAAATACAGGGGCACCATTATGATTGGAAGGGCATTAGATAAGAACAACGATTTAGTCGTATTGTCAGGCACACTCAAAACAGTTAGCGACGGGGCTGAAATCGCACAGCATGTCAGGACAAGATTGTTATTTTATTTCGAGGAATGGTTTTTAAACATCCAATCTGGAACCCCATATTTCGAACAGATATTTACAAAGCCTGCCAACCTAGCTAATATAGAATCCATCCTAAAGACTAGAATACTCAGCACTCCAGGGGTAGAAAAACTATTGGAATTTTCCATGGTTTACGAAGGCGGGTCATCTAGAGAATTAGTTGTTTTCTTCTCCGCAGAAACAAATTTCGGTGTTATCGATAACGAAGGGGTAACTATAAATGTCTGAATTTGGTGTGCTACCGACCGGATTTAATCGTAAGCGATTGGATTTATTATTGGCAGAATTAAATTCCGAAGTCAAATCCATATTCGGTGATAATTTCAACGTATCCCCAGAATCACCAGACGGACAAATAAACGGCACATTATCTGAATCCAATGCCAATTTATGGGAAATTGCGGAAGAGGCTTATAACGCCTTTGATCCCTCCGCTGCGACCGGGGTGACTTTGTCCAATCTAGTTCAATTAAATTATTTAACTAGATTACCAGCTACCTTTTCCAGAGTACAATTAACCTTATCCGGAACAGCAGGTACGGTAATTCCATCAGGTAGCGTTATATCTACCTCGGACACAGGTTCGCAATTTGAAACGGAAGCCGATATAGTTTTGGACGTGGGGGGCACAGGTACTGTCTTTGCGAATGCCATTATTAGTGGGCCAACAATGGCTCTATCTGGAACAGTATCGCAAATAGACACACCTATTACGGGCTGGGATACGTCTACCAATAGCGCCGACGCGCAAGTGGGTACAAATGAGGAGACTGATGTAGAGCTAAGAGTACGTCGGGAAAACTCAGTAGCGAGTAAATCACAAGCCATCGTAGATGCTATATACTCGGCGGTCGCTAGTATACCCGGTGTGACCCAGACGACAGTTCTTGAAAATGCGACTGATGTGGTTGACGCCAATGGGCAACAGGCCCATTCATTCCATGTGATTGCAGTTGGTGGTATAGACCAGAGTATTGCCGATGAGATATGGCTAAAGAAACCAGCGGGAATTACCAGTGTTGGGACAACAGTGGTATCTGTTTCAGACAGCCAAGGTATTCCGCACAATATATCTTTTTCACGACCGACCTCCATAAATATATTCGTAGAAGTAACATTGACTACCGATAGCGAATACCCTGCTAATGGGGATAATCTTGTCAAAGAAGCCATAGTAGATTATGCCAATGGGGATTTAATTTCTGGTACTGGATTTTTCCTATCAGACGATGTTATTTATACTCGCATGTACACTCCAATAAATACTGTACAAGGTCACGAGATTGATGATTTGCGTATCGGGTTATCTGCTTCCCCAACAGGCACATCAAATATAGCTATTGCCATAACTGAAATATCCAATTTTATAGTTTCAAACATTGTTGTTAATTCATAATGGATACCATAAATCATAAGGATCTTGCTGAATCTAGGCTGGCCACCCAGTTTAGGGAATCGACAAATCTTATAAATTACATTAAGGCTCTGTTAGTAGAAGCCGATACATTGGAATCTGTGTTTGCCGATTTATTGGAAAAAAGATGGATAGATACCGCAGAAGGGATCCAGCTAGATATACTAGGTTCCATCGTAGGCCAACCGAGGGAATTCATAGACGCTGAAATATTCAATTATTTTGGGTTCGCAATAAACGCAATTTCCCAATCGTTTGGATCAGTATCAGACCCGTCCATAGGGGGTAGGTTCATCTTAATAAATGAACCCACGAGCGGCGTTCGCAAATTAAATGATGATGAATATCGCACTTTCATTAGGGCCAGGATTACTCGTAATTTTACAAAATCTACACCGGAAGATATAATTACACAGATACGATTTATATTTGGATCGCCTTTGGTTTTGTTTTCTGACGGGGATACCAGATACGATATTAGTATCGGAAGATATTTATCTTTAAATGAAAAATCCATATTAGTAGACACAGATATCCTCCCGAGAACAGCCGGGGTAAATGCTAACTATATAACCGAATTTGATAGTGATAACTTTTTCGGATTCCAAGGCGTTCCAAATAGTGATGGTTTTGGGACACTGGCTAACTCGAACCTCGGTGGAGCGTTCGGTAATTTGATTTTTTAGAGGAGAATAAACAATGGCTACAAATAAACCCGATCTAACTCGCGTTTGGGCCGCAACTGCCCCAAGTTCCAATGTGGTAGACCCAGATGTAACCACACCTGGGAAAGTAGCAGCGGGATGGCAAGCTGAGGTTCCCCCGTTTGAGCATTTTAATTTTTTACAAAAATGGTTCACACAAGGACTTGCCCATTTTAATGAGCAGGGAATAGGTATATGGGACGCGAATACCGTATACCCGGTGGGCGGATTGGCCAAAGGTGGTACCAATGGTATTTTATACCGTTGTAATATAGAACAAAACGGAAACGACCCTGTTTCCGACGGAGGTATAAATTGGTCTGTACTTTTAGAAGCCGCCCCGTATAACACCATTTCCGATATGGTGGCTGATACATCCTTAACAGTGGGGATGAATGTACAAGTGCTCGGGTATCACACCGAGGGTGATGGGGGCGGTGGGCAGTTTGAGATTGTAGCCTCTGGTACTGGTACTGCTGATGGCGGTTCATATATAGACCTTGCTACCCACCAAGCAAAAGGGATATTCAGCCCCCACGGAAGAAGTATACTGCGATACGGGGCTAAGGTTGACGGGGTGACTGATGATGCTACCGCCATTCAAGCAGTGGAGGACGCATTAGGTGAATATGGCACAGTGTTACTCCCAAGCGGCAAAATACTTGTCGGCTCTACGATAGAGATCCGTGGTTCCTACCGGACATATAGGGGTATGGGTAGCGGGGCCACATCAGTGATGAGGACTGACGGTAACTATGGTGATACTTTTGATATTGCCCACGCGACGCCTGCTACTAACTTCCTACTAGGTATAGTGTTTGAGGGGCTAAAGATCCGGGCAAATGTGGAGATGAACTCAGGTTCTCATCTGCATCTACAAGAAGTCACACAGTCAACATTCCGCGATGTGTTTCTCGAAGACGGATACATTGGTTGCCTAATTGAAGGGGGTCGCAACCTACAATTTTCAGACTTCAAGATTGAGGCAGGTAAGTATTTCCCAATACTAAAGACTGGCAGCCGTTTTGTGAATATAGCAGCTTCGCCAAACGCTGCCCAAGAGAATACTGAAATCGGATTCAACGGATTCAATTGGACATTTACCATCAATGCGACTATCGATGTTGGGTTGGAGATTGAGGAAATCGACGGGGCGTGGTTCAGCAATGGCCACATACTAGGTGCAGCCACCTCCGAATGCCTGTTTAACTTCGGGTCAACCTCACAGTTAACGGGCTGTCGATTTGATAATGTGTGGTTCGATGGGTTCACCGATGTAAATTTAGTCTTCAGCAACGCACCCACGGGCGCAGCTAAGGACTTCACCTTCAACGGGTGTACGTTCTCCGGGGCAACGACATACTGTGTACAAGCGACGGCAACAGCGGTCTTCGGTGGGGCACAGTTTAACGGCTGTAGCTTTGAGAATTGTGACGCTTCTGGGGTAAAGATAACATCGGGTACGAACTGGCAGTTCATAGGGTGTAAATTTACTGATATTGACCGGCTTAACGCGCCCGGTACCTTCGCCATCCAATCCGATAACGTTGCGGCCATTGATAAAATTACTGTATCAGGCTGTGACATAGGTAAAGATTCAACGATTGATTACGGGGTTCGAATACTAAACGGATCCACCGAGTTCGCGATAACCGGCAACACGTTTGAGGGTATCTCGGTAAATGAACTTGATTTACTAACGACAGCAGAGTTAAAAGGTAGCGTAAGTGGTAACTACACAGACCGTGCCTCATTCAACGATATCACAGGGGCTTCGGCAATGGTAATACCTGCCATAGCAGATTCGTGTAACGTAATCGGCACATCTAGCACGATAAATAACATCAACCCCCGCTGGGAAGGGCGTAAGATAGCATTCAGGGGGGCTACGGCATCCCATGTGATTTCGCATGGTGCTGGTAACATCATAAACCAATCGGGGGCTGGAACAACACTAGGAAACAACCGTGCCCTGAACTATCAGTATATAGATGCAGGTAATGCTTTCTACCAGATAGGGTGATTTTTTGGCTAAGTAGATATGGAGTATGAAGTATGAAAATTAAAATATCAACATGGAAAAATAAAGATTGCACAATAGGGCGATTGGAATGTGGTAATTTCCGTTGCCTGTCTTTGGAATTACCGTGGCTGGATAACAGGAAGGATATTTCCTGTATACCGGAAGGTACTTACCGTGCTGTAAAGTATAATTCACCAAAGCACGGTGAAGTCATTTTACTAAAGGATGTACCCGGCCGAAGTATGATTGAAATCCATACGGGTAACCACACACGTCAAATTAAAGGATGTGTGTTGGTTGGGGATAGTCTTAA